GTTATCCTTGTTTTATATTAATAAACCTCAAAAGAAAGTTAATAATCGTTATTTTCAGGAATGGAAAGATAAGAATTACTATGAAGTTCATTATATTCGCGTCAAACATAAGAAATTAAATGATGAAAATAATGTATTTCTAGAATAATTATCTTTGTATTTATGAAAATTACACCGCAACAATGGATTGAAGTAGTTAAACTTGTTTCTACTTTTTTGGTAGGGTTAATTACAGCCTTGTGTGTTCAGTCTTGTACTGCGTCTATGTCTGTTTTTTGGAAAAACAGAAATTCTAATCAAGAGAGTCAGCAGACTAATTCTCAGTCCGTTGACTCTACCCGTATTCATATTCAACCAAATTTTTAATTTATGAGCTTATTTAGTTTAAAGGATGTTCGAAATCATCCCAGACGTTCGGCATTTGACCTTTCTTCTAAGGTTGCGTTTTCTGCAAAATCGGGTGAGCTTCTCCCGATTAAATGGTATTTTACTATGCCCGGTGATAAGTTTACTTTGAAACGGCAACATTTTACTCGTACCCAACCGGTTAACACTTCTGCGTATACTCGCATTCGTGAGTATTATGATTGGTTTTGGGTTCCTCTACATCTTTTGTGGCGTAACGCTCCTGAAGTTATTTCTCAAATGCAATCTAATGTTCAGCATTCTGATAGTGCAACTTCTGCGTTGTCTCTTGGTAATTATTTGCCTACAATTTCTAATGGTTTTTTACAGACTGTTTGTGATAGATTATCTGGTAATACGAATTATTTTGGTTTTGATCGTGCTGATTTGGCTTATAAACTTATTCAGTATCTTCGTGTAGGTAATAGTAATAATGGTTCTAAAAATTATGGAACTTCTGTTGGATCTTCTGTTGCTTCGTATTCTCAGAAATATAGATTTAATTTAAATATATCTATATTTCCATTTTTGGCTTATAAGAAGTTTTGTCAGGATTATTTTCGTTATTCTCAGTGGCAGACTTCAAGCCCGTTTTTGTGGAATATAGATTATTATACAGGAACTCAACAAGGTTTGTTTTCGTCTCTTCCTTCTGTTGGTGATTCTTATTGGAAAAACAATACTATGTTTGACCTTGAGTATTGTAATTGGAACAAGGATCTCTTTATGGGTGTTCTTCCGGATACTCAATTCGGTGATGTTGCGACTATTGATACAGGTGGTCTGTCCGCACGGAATCTTCCTGTTCAGGCGACAATCTCTTCTTCTTCTTCTTCTTCACTCTATCTTGGAGAAAAGATTACGCCCTCTGGATCCGATTTTTCTGTTAATGCAGGTCCTAATGCAGTTAAATCGAATCCGTTAGTCGTCTCTCTTCCTTCTATTGCTGCCTCCTTCGATGTTCTTGCACTTCGTCGTGGTGAAGCTCTTCAGCGTTGGAAAGAAATTTCCTTAAATGTTCCTCAAAATTATCGTGCACAGATTAAGGCGCATTTTGGTGTTGATGTTGGTGAGAATATGTCCGGTATGTCTACTTATGTTGGTGGCGATTCATCGTCTCTTGATATCTCTGAGGTTGTTAATACGAATCTTCAATCTGGTGACTCTCAATCTGAGGCTGTTATAGCCGGTAAGGGTGTAGGTTCTTCGCAAGGTTCTGAAAAATTTGAGGCTCGTGATTGGGGTGTATTGATGTGTATTTATCATAATGTTCCTTTGTTGGATTACGTCTCTTCAGCTCCTGACCCGCAATATTTTATTTCTCATAATACGGATTTGCCTATTCCCGAATTGGATTCTATTGGTATGCAGTCTATTCCAATTTCTATGTATTCCAATGGTGATAATGAATTGGTTGCCGGATTTGCTTCTTCTGATTATACAATGGGATATCTTCCTCGGTATTATAGTTGGAAAACCTCGTATGATTATGTGTTAGGTGCATTTACTACCACTGAAAAAGAATGGGTTGCTCCTATTACGCCCGCTATTTGGAAAAATATGTTGTCTACTGTTGCCACTCAATCATCTTCTGTTACTTATAACATTTTTAAGGTGAATCCCTCTGTACTTGATAGTATTTTTCAGGTGAATGCCGATTCAAAATGGGATACAGATCCTTTTTTGATCAATTGTGCTTTTGATGTTAAAGTAGTTCGTAACTTGGATTATTCCGGAATGCCGTATTGATATGAAAAAGAAAGAATATTTACAACATGAGTTTAATGGTTCCTTTGATTTGTTACATACAAAGGTCCCCGTGCAAGATAAGTTAATGCAATTGTCTACGATGACGTTGAAAGACGGTTCTATTACCGTTTCTACTGATATTGCTTTAATTTTTAATCAACAAAGATTAGAGAATAAATTGACCGCCGGTGAGTTACGTGAATATATTCAGCGCTATACTCCTAATAAGTCGGTATATACTGCTCAATTGGATGATGATACGTTATTGTCTACTCTTAAGTCTCGGCACATTCAATCATTGTCTGAGATGCGTGCATGGGCTGAATATTGTATGGAAAATTATGATTCGTTAATTAAGGAAGCTGAAGAAAAAGCTCGTCTTGCTGCTGAAGTCGAAGCCTCTGATTCTGCTGCTGCTGCTTCTTCTGCTTCTGCTACATCTGAATAGTTATGGCATTTAAAGACTTTGCTAGCGGATTATTTGGTGGTGTTGGTTCTGTAATATCTGGTGCTATTGGTGCTAAAACTACGGCCGATACTAATAAGACTAATCTTAAGATTAACCAAATGAATAATGATTTTAACGCTCGTGAAGCTCAAAAAGCCCGTGATTTTCAGTTGGATATGTGGAATAGGGAAAATGAATATAACAAGGCGTCTTCTCAGCGTAAGAGGCTAGAGGATGCCGGCTATAATCCCTATATGAGTGATGCACAGGCCGGTACTGCTGCCGGCATGTCAGGTACTTCTGCTGCTACTGCTGCCGGTGCTGCTCCTCAAGTTCCATATACCCCTGATTTTCAATCTGTTGGTGTTAATTTGGCTTCTGCGTTAAAAATGATGTCCGAGAAGAAACAAACTGATATTGAGAATCTTAATATGTCTGATTTATTGCGTTCTCAGATTTGGCAGAATCTCGGTGCTACTGATTGGCGTAATGCGTCTCCTGAGGCGCGTGCGTACAATCTTTCTCAAGGTCGCAAGGCTGCCGAACTTGGCATGGCTTCTCTTGAGGAAAATCTCTCGAATCAGCGTTGGAGCAATAATTTGCTTGTCGCTAACATCGCTAATTCTCTTCTTGATGCTGAAGCTAAGACTGTTATGAATAAGTATCTTGATGAGAATCAGCGTGCAGAATTGAATATTAAGGCTGCTAATTATGAGTATCTTATTATGTCCGGTCAAATGAAGCGTCAAGAAGTTAAGAATCTTATTGCTGATGAGATTCTGACTTATGCTAAGGCTAGAGGACAGAAGATTTCTAATCGTATTGCTGAGCAAACTGCGGATAGGCTGATTAAGGCTACTAATGATACTAATATGTATTTCGGTGGTTATTATGGTTCCCGTGGTAAGTATTCCCGTCAGGATGCATTTCACGATTCTTCTATTCTTCGTTCGAATGCCGGTTCTGCTGCTGAAGGTTATAAACAGTCTGCATTTGGAACTAAGGTTCAGCCGTGGCGTGAGGCTCTTAATTCTGCTAATATGATTTTTAATGGTCTTGGTTCAGGATTGGATATCTATACTCGTTATTGGAATGGTAAGACATTCCGTAATCGTGATTATGGTGATCGGTCTGTTATTGAGGACTATATGCCGAATCCTGACGGAGGTTACACTCGTGATAAGATAAAACGTCGTCGTAGATAATCTGTTTCGTATTTTTATATCCCCTATTTTATGCACTGACTTGTGATAAGTCGGTGCATTTTTATTTTGTAATAGCTGTTCTCTTTTGTGCGTAGCAAATCGGGTCCCACATCTTACCCGATTCCCTCCCCTCTCGTCCGAGATTGGCAAAAGTGACACCAATAAAAATGCAAAATATGTTGTATAACATATAATTTTGTTTGTTGTTTATCTGCTACTTTCTTATCTTTGTAGTGTAATTAAAAAAAAGGAGATATAATTATGAAGTATGTTGTGAGAATTTTTAAAGACTATAAGGTATTTTGATTATGGAAAAAAAGTTGCGTTACATTCATGTTATGGCGTGTTCTAATTTGGGTACGCGCGTTCAGTTGGCTCTTTCTGAAGAGACTGACGATATTCGGCATCTTATATCTATGGCTCTTATAAAGTTGTCTGACTTTGATACTGATACGGAAACTTATCGTATTGAGCATATAGATTCTATTTCACATTTACACGATATGGATTAATAGCTCTCCGCATGGATTTCGTGCACTTAAGTGCGGACTTGCTTTATTATATTATTAACAATTTAAAAATTTACAATTATGAAACTATTAATGACTGTACAACCGAGGAATGGTGAAAAACCCTCTGAACCTATGTTGATTGATACAAACGAAA